CTGGCGGTGATAGGGAGCGGACTCCCTTCTCTCAGATTGCTTTATACGATCCCCCCGAAGGAGGACCACTTGCATTCTGGAGCACGTTCAATCGAGAACGACACCGACCTTTACTCCTGGGAGCCAGATATAGAACACTGGCTAGGAGAGGGAGGACTTTAACCCCCGCCCACATCGGCACACGGTGGCACCGCGATGTCTACCCCCGCTGATGGCTCGGCGCTTAGAGTTTTCTCTTCTGAAGAGCTCTACTAACGGACATGTGAGGAGTTTTCATTCAGGTATTAACGGCGGCAAGGGTCTGAGACCCCTGACTTATGCCTCCCATATACTTACTCTTCTCCTGATCGTCCGGTTTTCAAGCACCTCAGAGTCGAGGCCCCTTCGCGACGCTGAATGTTTTGCAGCGCCGCTCTACGCCTTGCCATCTGGTGTGAGCTCTTTTAGTGCATCAAAGTGGAGTCGACGGAGTGATTTCCACTCCCAGACACAGTCCTCGGCTTGTCTATGCTTGGGATTCTCGTTGACCAGGGTAAATCCTGGTTCACGTTGATCGAGGTCTAAACGAACAACCTCGTCTCCCACGCGGATAGCCTTCAGTTCACGGGCCTCTAAGTTGAAATAGAGAGGCTCCGAGACTGATCGGCCCTTAAACCGACGACATTCCTCCACTGTTGATTTGGCCAGATAGTCCAGTCTCCACTCACCACGGTCACCACTAGAGGTGGCCTGATAATTCAGAAGACTGACCTTGGACTTTTCTAGCCTGCACTCAAATTCTCGGACTGGTTCGTCGCGTTCGCGTACCACAATGGCTCCGAAACGTGCTGTGAAGATCTCCTTAACGACGACCTTCTTCGTGTTCCTGTATGTTACAACCCCACCGGGGCTCAACTTTTCTTCCAGGTTCACGACACGGACATGCTCGGGAAAGGGCAGTCCGCACAGCTCGGATTTTTCCACCTGCTCGCCTAACTTGCCGGATTTCCAACAAGCAAGAAGATACCCGGCAACACGCTGTTGCCAGGCTGTGAAGCGAGTGGTGGAGCCATTGGGCAGTTCCACGCCTATACCCCCTAGCTCTTGAGGAGCGAAGAGATTCAGTTCACCTCCACGTGTGTGGCGGGCGATCTGTTCTCTGTAGAAGTCGAAGACCCGAAGGAGGGCCCTCTGGGGATTATTGGCGAAGCGCAGTATGCAATTGACCTTTTGGTGGAAGGGGAGGTCCCCCTCACGAGCTCTGGCAGTGGCGATCTTCAACTTGTTGTTGGTCTTGCCCTCTGTGCCATCGAGCTCCACTTTGGTCGTCCGGCCCGCGTATAGCAGGCCAGTCTGCAGAAAACCGTGCTTATGGAACTTAACCGAGTCTCCCTGGCGCACAATGGTGTAACCTTCGCTGTTAAGCGTGACGAAATCCGTGGCAATAAAGTTCTTGCCTGTGGACAGTGTGAACCCGCCTCGCGAGATCCACTTCCGCCAGATGGCATAGAGCTCATCATTCGCCCGGAAACAAATGTCATCACCATTGACCAACACTGGTAAGTCCTTTAGGCTGATCTTGTAGCCCAGATATTCTTCCAGTGCGAGCCAGAAGCATGCAACATTTATAGTGCAGAGGATGGGGAAGCTCAACGGTGAGCCCATCAATTGACCACACTTCATAGTGATCGGGTCCCCATAATCCTGATGGTCGTTCTTATAGATCACATGATGGTTGCCCAAGGTGACCCGACAGACCTTCGCCTCTGCCTCAGTAGCGTCGATCGCATGAAGGAACTGGCTAACAGCACGTTGCTGTACATTCTGAGCCAGTCCGTCGGTCGCCGCACTGTAGTCCCCGCTAACGACCTTGTCAAACTTGACTTGGTCGGTCTCGAACAACTTTGCCTGTGTCCATAACCAGTGAAGGTGGGAGCCATTCATAGGCCTGCCAGTCAGCTCAAACTGAGGGAACTCCTGGAGTCTACCCCACATCAGTTGCTGAAACCAGGCAGCCGCCCAATAGGGCAAGGCCTCACCCTTGGTGATCACACGGCACTTTAAAGGTTCGAGAACCAGCGCGACCTCCGCAAGGAGCTCCTCCCTATCACCCAGTGACAGGGCAGCCAGCTCAACTAGTAGATCGTTGCTGATAGTCGGGAAAATCTCGTCTAAATGGGTGGCGTAGCCGACGCCAATCGGTGTCAGCTCCTTGGTCTGTGAGTCGTAAAAGTACTCGACCTCGTCATGCGGGCCATAGCCCCTCATGCGGTCAAGCAGACGACCCAGGACCTGCCGGCACTCCTTGGCACGGCCACCCTTTCCTCGAGACTTCTCAATGCATGCATTAAAACTCGGATTAGTCGGGGCCATCTCGTGGCGCTTGGCAAAGATTGGTGGGCAACTTTGTTTCCACCCGCCCTTGCACCACACACGGTCATGCCAGACATCCCGGAACTTCTCATCAAACTGACCCAAGATTTCCTCGTCAAGAGGAGGCAGCTCCTTCGTAAGGGCTGCTCTGTGTTTATCACAGGTCAGTTGACAAAACGACTCCGGGACCTCCAAACAACCGCGTTTGGCACCCTGACTTATTGCGAACATAACTCGGCTGGCGCGCAGTTCAGACGTGCGCGATGCAAGGAGGTTCTTGAAATGCCTCCGAGCACCCCCTTTGAGAGGGAGGCCGATACGCGACGACAAAACCTCTGACAGCCCAGCAGGGCAGTCGGGCAGCTCATTCCGAAGGAAAGCTGCAAGAGGCCAGTCCTTGAGGTATTTGATCCACGAGACAACTCCAACGGCATCCCTTGCCTGAAGAAGTGTATCGAGTACCCCGTAGAAGTCAGATGGACTGCATCTCTCGAAGACCGAGTCAGCGTCAATTAAGACGTCGACCAAGCTGCGGGTGAAAGCGAGAGCGGCATTTGCCACATATCGCTTCTCCTCCAGCAGATCTTTACGGTCCTTAGAGGAAAGTCCATCAAGACTTAAGCTCACCTCCTGTAGACGTTCCGTCAAGCACTTTGGAATCCGGTCTTCCGGAATGCCATGTGCCTTGAGAAACTTCACGTCCACAAGGAGTGCGGGGGGAGACCATCTCCCCTGCGGTGCCACATCACCAGATCCGTCTGTTGACCCGGTGACCGCAACCAGAGGCTCGCACGTCGTTGGTGGGAGGGTGCTGCTATAGCACTGTTCAGCAAAGGTGGAAGTATTCCCCTGCTGCCTCTTCCCGACACGTCTGCGGCCAATGGTCACGCAATGAGCAAGAACATCGAAAATTTGTGTCCCTGTCA